GCTTTCGAGTGTTCGGTAAAGGAAGGGAGTGAGATCGAGTCTCGGGTCCGCAGCCATCGGTAAATTCGGTTGCTGCGGATGTGGTGTCCGCATTTCTTGATTGACTAGATCAATAAATGCGGAGTAGGCCCTCTGTACTTCCCCTACCATTCGGAATGGGAAACCGGAGAGCATGCTCGCGATTTCGTCATCCGTTTTTGAAGGGAATAAATACTTCAGTGCTTCAATGCTATCAACCCCTAATTCCTGCAGGTTTCGGGTAAAGATAGATTGGTTGAGTTTATCCTGCGCAGTGTCCTCATAAACCGGGCCCATCCAGCGCCAATTGACAGTTCGATCACCATCTGGAGCTAAGCCAAGAACACCATCAGGTACTTCCTTGGTCTCAACAGCCTGCTCAATTGCTTTTTGTAATTTTTTCTCGTAATTAACTTTTTGTTTTTCGTACTTAGCTTGAGCAGCTTCGTCACTCGGGTCTTCTGGTGGTACTGGGTATTTAATTCCAGACGCATAAGCCAATGACTTCCTGAAGATCTGCTCTTCTTGGAAGATCATTAGTTCGAAGCACTTGCACACACCATAGGTGTACAGCATCAGGCACTTCTTCTTTGCAGTAGCACTAACACGTCCGTAAGCGGATTTGATTTCAGTAGCTGTTACATTGGTAATGCTGAGGTCATCAATGCCTCCCAAGGCCAGGCGAATCTCACTGCGAAGCTGCTCCGAATAACGGGCTTGATCGGTGCTAACTGCATTTGGCGTAATAAAACCGACACGATCAGTTGGCTCCAGGTTGGCGATAACCCTGGGGACGCGCATACCACTGCCAGGACGCCCGATGTAGCCAGGAGGCTGTCGCGTAACGTTGTCTTGTTTGAACGTCGAACTGGACAGAAAGAATTCGGATTGGAAGCCCGACTGACTCGAAATGCTGGGGCGTTGAGCCGGATCGGTTTCATTGCTCTCAACAATATCCTGCTTGGGACGAGATGAGAGCAGTGTCGGGTTACCGAAGAAAGAGAGGTTGGCACGAATATTTTTAACCATCTCATCGTGTGCCACGATTTGATTGGCCAACCATTCAAATTCACCGCTGCCTTCAGTTCCAAAAGCATCAGGATTGTTAAAAACTTCAACACAAGGGATAAACTCCATTGTGTTTACGACAGTCTTCTTATCAAAAATGCCGTACTCCATCGACGGCATGTCGAAGGTAATTTCTTGTTCGCTGTGAAACTCTTCGATTTCAGTTGCGGTGATGCGCAGACGCATATACCGCTTATCGGTATTTAAACCGACACCTTGGAAGCCTTTATTGGATTTGACCTTATACGGGTAAATGATGATGACTTCTTCCAGATCACCTTCGGGTGAATAGTAGGTTCGGTAAGAGTCTTTATCGAACCAGTACAACCGGTAAGTTTTTTTAGTGGGCCGAATGTAAAAAAGGCCCTTACCATACGTTAAAAATCGATCCCAAATGGAGTCGAGTCGCGCATCTAATTTATTGAATTTAATGACTTGCTGAATAAAGTCAAATCGCTGCGTACCGAAGTTATCTTGCGCCGGATAGAATTCGACACCCTGCCGAATCCCAAACATTTTCATTTGGGACAGGTGGGCGTTCACCAGCATGGTATCTGCTGGGCCAGTACCATCCCTTGTGACGACCGCCTTGAGGATAGCGTCGAGGGTGGATTTGGTACTATCGCTCATCGGTTTTACTGGATCTCAGTTTATTCTTCAATATCGTAGCCAGCGGCAATCCGTTTGAGTGTGATTGTGTCGTCCTCAACTTCAACGTCGAAACGTTCGTTCGGCTGAAGAGCCATATCATGGCACAGTTCGTCAGGCAGAGGGATTACTGCGGAACCGTAGGCGTCCTGCTCAAGCTCAATAGTGTAATAGCTGGTGGACATTGGAAATGGATTCTCCTAGTTTAGGTCCAAAATACTTTATCCCTATTTACTCCTAAATTTAAAATTCGAGCTCCAGCTTGCCCCTGGTCATTAGGCCATTACAGAGCCAGACGAGAGCATCGACGCAGTCGTCGTGCGAGCTAACACCGAAGTTAACGATCTCGTCGGTAAGTGGGCCGAATCGGCGATACTTGTTGAAAATAATTTTCCGCTGCTCAAACAGACCCATAATCCCCCGGAAACGTGCGACCTTGTCCCCACGGAATCCCTTGATCGCGTGCCAATTCATGTTGTAAAGGCCGTGATCTCCCAGACAAATCCGCTTAAAGTCCGCCTCCAGGGAAGCCTGATACGCCACGGCTTCGGACCAAATGTCGATGTTTGAGCCTGTGGGGAAGTACCTGTTGTTGTCTTTATGTACGACTCCCCACTCCTCCATCATCTCCATGAGGGCTTCTAGTTTTTCCAGGTTGCCCATAATCCGGATTCGTTTGCAGTCGATGATGTGGATCTTTTGTCCGACACGTCCTCCCATCACGAAAACGGTATAGTCATTCTGTTCACGGATACCTGCAGACAAATCAACTCCAACACCTAAAGAGTCGAACTGGGTTGCGATCGTGCCTTTGACAATTAGATCTGGGGACAGTGACAACTCACTGGTCTGGACAATTTGATTTTGATACTGGAAGCTAAATGCGATTGGAGCCTGTCGACGGCGATCCTGTAGGTATTCCAGGGACCAGAGGGCTGGCCAATACGAGATTTCTTCACCCTCCGTGTCAACAGTAATTGCTGATTGAACGATTTGAATCCAGTCGTTTGCTGGGGTGAAAGTGGTGTTGTGAATATCATCGTGGCGGAATCGAGTTCCCAGGCAAATTGCCCGACCACCCTCGAACATGGTCGGTACAATAACCGAGTTCCAGTTATCCTCCATTGCAGCTCGAATGTCTCGGTTTTTAATATCATCCGCAGATTTAATCGCGTCGTCGATGATACAAAGATGAGATCGCTTGGAGGTCACCGCACCTTTCAAGCCGGCGCAACAAACAGTAAATTCTTCTTCACCGGTGGATTTGATTCCAGCGAATTTCCAATCAATACTCCAGTACTCGTTGGAGTTAATACCTTTGGCAATCTTCACGGTCGGAAAGATTTCCGAGTAAGTCTTACTTTCTTCAATAATCCTTTTAATGGCCGCACTTTTGGGTCGGGCTACATCTACGGTGTAAGAAATATACAAAATTTTGAGCGGTTTTTTTGCCAGTGCATGAATACCGATCGCCCAGGCCGTGAATAAACCCAACACAGTTGATTTTGCTGAACCGCGTGGAGCCAAAATGTCCACGTTGGGGCCAGCAATACCAACAAGACACTCGCTATCGTCTCCGGTGCATAGATATTGGTGCCACTCTTTGTGGTGAGTGGCTGGTGGCTTATCGCCTACGACCTCACAAAAATATCCAAAATCCTTTCGAGCCCGATCTACGTCTACGGTTGCAGATTGTTTAACAACTCGTTTCTGAGCCGCAGCCCTAGCGGTGCGACGATAAACGCTGTAGATACTAGTGCCTGCCATGCCCGTAGCATAGCGTACTAATTTTTAAGATTCTTCCTGCAAAATTTTTGTCCATACGCCCATCGAAGCTTCTTGAAGTGGGCCTTCGATCGGATCATCTCGGAAAATAGACAGCATCTCCCGCAATGCCCGGTCGGCACCAGCAAGAATTAAGCCCTGTTTATCGAGGAGAATCTTTTCGTCGTTAAGTTGTTTGATTGCACCTCTAAGTTCTTTTTGCATCATCGCGATGCGTGATGTACCCATATCCTGTTTGACCATCCCCATGTCAATTGCCTCGCGCAGCTTGGAAATATCCTGCTGCATGGAGTCAATCTCCATTTCGAGAAGACCATTAAAATCCCGTTTTTTATATTCTTTTTTGGACCACTCATCACATTCCACGATGCTACCCGTAAACCCGAGAAATCGGGAATACAGGTACATCTGGATTGGGGAGCTAGTCCGTTTGCAGAATGTAAGGAAGGATTCTCGGTCTTTGTCTGTTAAACCTTGAATCC